TTGTATGCCACATAACCACCCCCTATATTTTGAGTCCGGTCTTAGACCTTAGCAGTTGCGCAACTTTCGGCATCAATTCGTGATTAACAAACCGCTCCATTTGGCCGTTAGTCAAAAAGGTGTTGCCGGTTACATTTATGGTTATTCCCCCGGCTCCAGCCATGGCTTGCCCACGCATCGGGACTATAGCCTCCGTTCCAGCCTCACCAGCTATCCCGGCAACCCTGCCGGTTGCAAGGTCGGTCATAAGGACAGGGCGCTGAATGACGCCACCACCGGCAAAGCCTTCGGCTTTACCCCATGCACTGCTTGATGCAGAGACTGCGCCGTTGGCTATTAAACTGTCTTTTATTAGTTGCGTGGTTGGCGTAAGCCCTGCGCTAACGTTGTTGCCCCAACCACCTCCACCGCCACCGCTACCTATATCAACCGAAAAGAGAGAGTTTAGACTGCTGAGGGCGGCTTGCGTTTTCTTGCTGACAATGCCAACAAGGTTGTCCATTTCCTGGATTACAAGAGGACTTTCGGCGCTTATCCCTTGGGCAAGTCCTTGCGGCACACTGGTTCCTATTTGATAAAATACCTCAGAAGGTGAATGGCTTTTCAGTTGTTCTTTAACGCCGTCTATAAGATTATTGATAAGATTTGATATTGATGCTTTTAGGTCAGTCCACTTCTGTGTAATCCCGTTAATCATCCCGTTAATTATATCAATTCCCCATTGTAAAGCTTGACTTGGCAAGTTTTCAAAAAAAGTGGCTACACTGCCCCATAAATTAATGATTGTATCCTTAACATTTGTCATTCCATTAGAAGCACCGCTTACTAAACCATTCCAGCCATCAATGAAAAACTGTTTAATAGCGCTCCAAGACCTGGAAAATAGATCCTTTATCGTATTCCAATAAGTATCCGCATAGTTTACAATAGCATCAAACGCGTTGCCCCAAACGTCTTTAATATGATCCCATGCATCAGAGCATAGGGTTTTTATCTTATCCCACGCAGCAGTAAATACAGTACCAATTTCGCCCCAATTGCCGGTAACGATATCGTAAATAATCAAAAACCCTGCCGCAAATATGGTTTTAATAACTTCCCATATAGTTTGAAAATAGGTCTTAATTGTCTCCCATACTGCTGTAGTAGTGGCCATCAGTGCATTCCAGCCTGCTTCAAGGACTGGCCCGATTATGCTAAATGCCGCGTTAAATATAGCTTTGATATTATCCCAAACACCCGCAAAATAGCCTTTTATTCCATCCCACACCTGGAGGGTTACCGCCTTAACGCCATCCCATGCCTCAGTTATCTTTATCCATAACTCTTGCGCCACGGCTTTTATTGTATCCCAGTTCTCATAAAGCGCAATTCCGGCAATTACTAATCCGGCAACGGCCAATACTATTAACCCTATTGGATTTGCCGCCATAACAAAATTTAGCGCCGCCATAGCAATTTTTACCGTACTAAGCACGGTTGTGACTGCCTGAAAAGCCAAAAACCCTGCTAAAACCCCGGCGAGAATAGGGCCTATTAGCCCCCAATTGTCAACTATGAATTTTCCTGTAGCAACCAGGCCGTTAAAAACCTTTTCCCCGATACTCCAAAAGGTTGCTAGTGCCTCCTGTGCTTTGGTGGCCCATTCCTGCAACTGCCCATTTTGTTGCCACTCACTAAGCCTGTCTACCACGCCTTTTATTTTGTTTTTAATAGTATCAAAAGGACCGCCAATAACTATTTCACCGGTGGCGGATGTTCCGGCCATGGTCGCCAACGTGGTTTTAAATGTGCCGGTCACTGTAGACCAAAGACCCTTCATGCTATTGGCCTGCATTTCCATGCCGCCCTTAAAACGCTCGTCCATAAGCTGAAATAGTGCCTTGTTAAAGTTTTCCTGGTCAACGATCTGGCCCTTATTATTTACTAACTCAACCCCGCGCATGGTTTTAGCGCCCTGCTCGACGATCATTTTTTTTGTAATGCCAAACTCTTTTAAACGCTCTAACTCGCCAGTTTGGGCGTCGGCCACGGCTTCCACGGCCTGCATGATGTCTTTATTCATCACGGCGGCCATATTGCCGATGGATGGAAGTACCTCCTGTGCTTTAAGTCCATAGGCTGACAGCCTAACCGTAGCTTCAACAACGGAATCCGTTTCAAACGGTGTCTTGTTGGCAAAGTCAACCGCCCAGGCCATTGTTTCGGCGGCTTTTTGCTGGTCCTTTAGCACGACGTTAAGGGTGTTCCTGTACTGCTCCAACGATGAAGCACCCTTAACAGAACCGACAACTAGGGCGGCAAATCCAGCTCCACCGGCTACGGCAACAGCTTTAAACGCCGTGCCGATAGCAGCCATGGCCGGGGCCAGGGATCTGTTAGCACTTTTTGTCATTTTCCCCAAATCTTTTTCAAGTTGACCCATCTTGGCTTGAAAATCTTTAATATTTGCCCCTACCGCAACAGATAACTTTTTCTCAGCCATACCTACACCTCCTTGCCGCCAAATGCCGCATTCAATACCCGCACAACCGCCAACATTTCTTCCCCCGTCTGCGGTTTTTTCGGTTCCTTGGGTATAAAATTATCAGGAACAAACAACTTGTCACCCTTTTTCCAGGGATAAACCGGAGCATTATAAATAGCGGCCATAACAGCCGCCACCTGCATGTCGCTTTGCTTTTTGTTCTCCAAATAGGATTCTGCCAGTAAATTCCACTCTTTTAAAGTCAGCCGCCAAAATTCCCACGGTTTTAAGCCTATTCGGCAGGCTAATAGCTCAAGTTTTTCTATTTCATCAGTAAAGCGGAGAACGGGTTCTAATTCTCCGTCTCCGCCTGCTCGTTTCCCTCGTTAGTTTCCGTCTTTCCCAGTACCCCTCCAGCTACCAGCGCGTTATTTATTGCATCGGCCAGGGTCGCCAGGTTGCCGCCTGATTCCATGTATTTCTGCAACATTGCGCCGGTCCTCTCGATGGTGAGGCCTTTATCCTGCCACTTCAGACCGCCCCACACAAGCAGACGGATGGTGGCGTATCCCATGCGCTCTCCCGACAAGAGGGTGCCCAGACCTGCCCCGGCCATCTGCTCCAGGTCAGCCACACAGTTAAATTCATACCGCAATTTCCGCATTTTCCCGCCGATCTCAATCTCAACGTATCTCATAAAAACACCTCAAATTATTAAAATAGCCCCGGCTTGGCACCGGGGCGCTCATTGTTTAAGCTGCTGCGTTGGCCATATTGATGGTGTAAGTCTTCGGCGTCTTTCCGGTTTCGGTAACAACCAGCTTAATCACGGTCAGGTCGCCGTCATCGCCCAGGTCTACAGCACCGGATGCCTGTGTGGTCGTAAGGTTTTCCTGTAATACGTCATTGACATACATAGCGCAGGTTCCAGCTGCAAAGGTGGCGGCAATGGTGCAGGTATTGCCCGTGCTTACGCCAGCATAGGTGTAGGTGCCCTGTACAAACGACGGGTACAAGGTGGCAGTGGTCACGGTCAGGGCGGTGATGTTATTGCTAGCCGTGGTGGCCAGTGTCGGACTGCCACTGATCTTGATTGACGCCGTAAACGGGATTTTTCCGTCAACCGGAGCGTCACCGACCTTGATTTTGCTGATCAACCCGGTAAACGTCCAAGTTGCTATTGAGGACGGGAACGTAACAACCGCCGTCCTGGATGTGCCAGCCTTGGCGTCTGTAACCATGGCGATCTGGCCGTTGGTGTCCGTGCTGTCGAAATTGCCTTCTATGCTGACTTCACCGGCGTCCGCAAGTCCGGCGATCACCTCTTTAAAGATTGTCGCGCTGTCGTGGCTGGTGACATCCAACATGTCCACGGTGATTTCCACGCCACCGATGTTTGTGAGTTCGGCCACAGTCTGGGAGTTCCACATTAATGCTGTCCCTTTCGCGGCCTTGGCTTTCGTGGTCAAGTCTCATTCCTCCTTATCCGTACCAGACAATCCAGTCGGTTACGGCATGGTAAATTCCTGTTTGTCCCATTTCTGCGTTGTCTTCCATGTCGAATTCATCATCCAACAAAACAGCCTGCACGCTTGAGTTAGCGGCAGGCCACGCTTCCATGGCGGCTATTACTTGGGCAGCTACTGCCTTGGCGCTGGCATATGTGTTACCAAAGCAGCTTACCTGCATCCGTGGCCGATCAGGCGGACTGTGCCCCTGGTGGGTATAACTGCGTCCAGGGCTAACTTTGAAATATACGCAGTACGGACATGCCACTTTTTGGGGAGACTGCACCGGGTAAATCCTGATCCCTATCAGCGAGGCAAGGCCGGCATGGGTTGACAAATAGCTGTATAAATCCGTCTCAATGCTCACCTTGCCGCCCCCTCAATCAGTTTTCCAAGTTTATCCACCACGTTCTGTAGTGCCTTTTCTCCCCCGGCATCAACCGCCGGGCGGAAAAACGGGTGTGGCGGGGCCGGGTGTGGTCCGCCGTGTCCATATTCAACCAGTCCAGCATGTGGGGCCCGCTTCCTGTCCACAGCCGCGATTGCCGGGGCGGGTTGATTACCGTATCGCTTTAAAAGCTTGGCCTTGACTGATTTTTTCAGGTTCCCGGTAGGTCCCCGGGGCGCCCTGGACTTGATATCTTTAGCCAGCGTCTTGGCCTCGGCCAAAAGGACAGGCTCAACGGTATCCGACTTAAGGCAAATGGCCAACTCCTTAAATTGCTTTTGTAATTCTTCCATACCTTGGAGTTCAAAAGTAAATCCGTCCGCCATCATGTCACCGCCTTACAGAGAAGTTGCAGTTCCTGCCGCTTACCGTCAGGATCACAAGGCGTGCCGATCAGGTCGTATGTGTTGCCAAAATGCAACACCCGCATTTTTGCGTTAAGGCCATGCCGGAAGCGAACTATGAACAGGTCGGTGATTTCTGAATTCATCTTTTGGGCGGCAAAAAACTCCCGGGAGGATTTGTGTGCTTTTGATGCCCAGACCGTAGCCAGGCTGACCCATGTCGGGATTTCTCCGCCATGTGCGTCCCTTGTCACGGTCGCGGCCTGAATTGTTATGCGCTGATCTAAATCACCGGCGTTCATACTGGCACCACCCTATCCAGGGACAAAAACGCCTGCACCCCAAGCGGGACCGGCAGCATTTCGCCCCGGGCCATGGCCGCCCTTACGGCCTCCCGATTCTCGTTCCAGTGGCCAAGTAGCAGGAGCATTGACTGTGTCACTTTTTTGGGTACATCCGCCACCGCGCCACCGTACCCGGCATCAAATTCAATACAAACACCATTTGCCGGGCGCAGGTTTGTCGTTGGCCAAGTCATACCATAGGCCAGGACCACCCGGCCAGGTTCGGACTTATCATCAACAAAGTAATCGGCGGCGGCCATTGTGGCGGCCACATTGTCGGTGTCATAGTAA